ATGAAAAGAAACCAAGAAGTATCAATCATAATCCAATCACTACTTGAAAATGGACTTCTGCAAGAAAGACAAACAGACAGAGCAAGGAGCGTAGTGAAAGAAGCGTTTAAGGAAATTAGACGGGTAAGGTATGAAGAAAGGCAGGAAAAGCATAAGGAGCATAGGATGAATTGAGGTGATGTCATGAAAATAAATAATTATGTGAAAATCCGTGGTACTTATGTGCCTACATCGAGCCTTACGAAAGAGGAGTGGCTGGAGGTATCCGGTACCATATTGGACCGTTTCGCCGGGAAACTGGGATATAAACGGGAGGAAAAGCTCTGTGTAAAAGGTTAGACAACCCTTTGCTATGTGGTACCGGAAGATTATACGGAAAGGAGGGACAAGCATGAGAAAACGCACAAAAGAAAATGTATTATGTGTCACCGCAATTATTTGTTTGCTGGTATGCATAATTACGGCAAGAGCAGTAAGCAGCTTTCACGTGCAGGAAATGGTTTTATTTTCAGTAAGTGCCGTATATTTGGCGGTATTTATTGGAGTAAATAGAAAAAAGGTGCTGAAATAAAGCACAGAAAGGCAGGAGAGAACATGACTTTTCCAAAACATATTATGACAACGGCGGAACTTGCTAGGATGGGTTTCCCATCAAAGACACTGAATGCAATTGCAAAAGAGCCGGAACAGAATATCGCATTTCGTCTCAGACCGGACGGAAACGTCTTTTGGGACACAGAAAAATTGCAGAAGCGAATCGAAGATAATATGGTTCGCAACTAAGAGAGGAGGTAATGGATATGATGAAATTAAAAAAGTCACCAACGCAGATAAACTGCAGTTAGTGACATAAGAAAAAACACAGTAACAGTATACCATTGATAGACCATTCGGTCAAGAAAGGAATTGAGAGTATGGAATTAAGAATTAAATCAATGTCGTTCCCGGAAGCAATTGAATTTAACTTTGAGCAGTTGAAGCAGGAGCTGACAGACAAAGCAGAACAGTATAAGAATCTCATTTATACAGATGATCAGGTGCAGGATGCGAAGAAGGATGTTGCAGCCTTGCGGAAATTCACGAAAGCACTTTCGGATGAAAGAATTAAGGTAAAGAAAGAGTGCATGAAACCATATGAAGAGTTTGAAGCAAAAATCAAGGAACTGTCGGCGATTGTGAATGAACCGATTGCGCTGATTGATTCACAGCTGAAAGAGTATGAAATGCAGAAAAAGCAGGAGAAGTTATCGGTAATTCTTACATACTGGGATGAATGTGAACATCCGGAAGAATTGACTTTTGAATCTATCTATGATGAGAAATGGCTGAATGCTTCTGTATCTATGAAAAAGGTTCAGAATGCAATTACTGAAGCGATTCAGCAGTTTAGCAGAGATATGGCAACGCTTGCTACCTTGCCAGAATACAGTTTTGAAGCACGTCAGATGTATATTTCCACGCATGATGTTACAAGCGCACTGAATGAGGCTAACAGACTCTCTGAAATGGCAAAGAAAAAAGCGGAGGCGAAAGCAAAGGAAGAAGAGAGGAAAAAGGAAGAAGTCAAGCCGGTAGAAGAATTTGTTACCCCGGCAGCATCGGTTGACGAAGAACCGGAAGAGGCTTTTATTCCATCATTTGAAGAAGTGACAAAGTCCTCATGGATTAATTTCAAAGCAAATATGACAAAGAAGCAGGTGGAGGAACTGTGCAGGTTCTTTGATGAAAAACAGATTCCATATACGCTGCAATAGAGAGGAGAAGTGATTGTATGTACCGGGTAATAATTGAGGTTGAATATTTGAAAACGGCATTTGATTTTGTGGAAGCAGAAAGCGCCGTTGCTTTTATGAAGACAGCTATTCAATCGCATAATGAATCAGCAAGTAAAGGTGCTTTTGAAATTTGGATGAAGTACGTTGAGGAAGAGGAGGGTGCAGAGACATGAGTTTAAGTGAAAAACTTAGCCGGATTCAGACCACCCTTAAGGCTCCCAAGAATCTGTATAACAAATTTGGAAAGTACAAATACAGAAATGCGGAGGGCATTTGTGAGGCGGTAAAACCTTATCTGGAACAGAATAAATGTTATATGGTGTTGAAAGATGACATGTTAGAGCTGGGCGGAAGATTCTATATCCGAGCGACGGCAACTTTGTATGATACGGAATCGGATGACTGCATAAAGGCTACTGCATTTGCGAGAGAGGCTGAATCGAAAAAAGGAATGGATGAAAGCCAGATAACAGGGGCGGCATCCAGCTATGCAAGAAAGTATGCGCTGAATGGTTTGTTTCTTCTGGATGATACCAAAGATGCAGATTCCAATGAGTATTCCGAACAAGGAAAAGAAAATACGGATGAAAATAAAGAAGCAGAGCAAAGGCAGGTTGAACTGTCGAAGATTTCAGAGATTAAGGTGAAATCACTGGAAGAAAGGTGCAGGAAAGAGCACATTGAATTGTCCAAACTTATGCGGCTTTATAAGGTTAGTTCCCTCAGTGATCTAAGTGAATTGCAGTTTCGGAATATCAATGATCACTGGGAAGATATAAAGAAGGTGTGACATGGAATTTACAGGCAAAGTTAAGGATATCAGCATGGACTGGCAGACCGGACAGGCACAGATTACATTTACCATCAATGAGAAGTCTGCACTTGCTTCTGTTGATTCCATAAAAAACTGTGAAAAGCTGACCGTAAAAGCAAAGAAATATCGGCAGAAAAGAAGTCTTGATTCCAATGCTTACGCATGGGTTCTCATGCAGAAAATAGCGGAGGCTACCGGCTCGGATAAGTGGTCCATATATCTTATCTGTCTTAAGAGATTCAGCAAGGCGTTTACCCATGTAATTGTGAAGCCTGAAGCGGTTGACGCAATGAAAGAGTTATATAGGACGTGTGTTGACCTTGGTGAGATAAGCGTAAACGGCACGACGGGGCATCAGCTACAGGTTTACTTTGGAAGCAGCACCTTTGATTCAAAGGAGATGTCTGTATTTATTGATGGAATTGTTAGCGAATGCAAGGAATTGGGGATTGAAACACTATCCCCGATGGAACTGGAAAGGATGAACGCAGAGTGGCAGCGAAGAAGTCAGTTGTAATTGAGGATATGGAACACTGTTTTGTATGTGGCAGTTCCAAGGTGCAGGTACATCATATCTTTTTCGGTACCGCAAACCGGAGGATATCGGATAACTATGGATATGTTGCTCCGTTATGTGCCACACATCATACAGGAGACGCTGGCGTTCATTTTAACAAGGATTTTGACCTATACCTAAAGAAACTAGCACAGGCTCATTTCGAATCACAAATAGGTACCAGAGAGGATTTTAGAAAGGTATTTGGTAAGTCGTGGTTATGAAATAAAAAGAACTGTAGGAAACTATCAACCAATGTCCATAGTGCATGTTGAGAATATCACGGAGAATAAAACAGACTGCTTTCTTGACAGTTCTTAGCAGTCGGAAAGGAGAAAGCCAGATGTCCTATATCAAGATAGACAGAAAGATACTTGACTGGGAATGGTATCGCAATCTGAATACCTGCAGACTCTTTTTTCATCTTCTTTTGAAAGCCAATTGGAAGGATGGCAGGTTTGAGGGAAAAGAGATACCAAAAGGCTCATTTGTGTCATCGGTGGCGAGGCTTGCTGAGGAGACGGATATGACGACCAGAGAGATACGAACTGGGTTAGATCATTTGAAGTCTACGGGCGAAGTGACAATCAAAAGTTACTCAAAATATAGCGTATTTACGGTAACAAACTACCATTGTTATCAAGATTGTGACAAGCAAGCGACAAACAGTCGACAAACAAACGACAAACAAACGACAAGCAAGCGACAAACGAACGACAAACGAACGACAACAATAGAAGAAAAGAAAGAAATAAAAGAAGGGAAGAATAATAAAATAGTTCAAAATGTCGTCACGCATTTGAATGTGGCAGCCGGAACAAGATACCGGTATCAGACCGAGAGTACAAAGCGTGTTATAACCGCAAGGCTGTCGGATGGATATAAAGAAAAGGATTTGCTGACCGTGATTGACAAAAAGACGGAAGAATGGAAGGGGACGGATATGGAGAAGTTTTTAAGACCGCAGACTCTTTTTGGCGGTAAGTTTGAAAATTATCTGAACCAGCCAAGAGTGTCAGGCAAAAAGGAGAACAAAAACTCATTTAATCATTTTCCGCAGAGGGAAAGAAGCACAGCGGAAATGTCAGCACTGGAAAAAACCATGCTGCACAGAAACATTCGAGAAATCCATGCGGTGGATTAAGGAGGGAGAAGGTATAGGTGAAAGCAATTGAGTATTTAAGGCAGATTAAAAGGCTGGATAATTTGATTCATTCCAAGATGGAGGAGGTGGAACGGCTTCGCTGTATGGCTGCAAAAGTAACGGCATCCTCAGACGGTGAGAGGGTGAAGTCTTCCGGCAGTCAACAGAAAATGGCGGATACTGTGGACAAGATTTTGGATTTGCAGGAGGAAATCAAAGAAGATATTGACCGGTTTGTCACGATGAAACGAAATGTGATGCAGGTAATTGACTGTATGGAGAATGCGGATTATATCAACCTGCTGTATTGCAGATATTTTCAATACATGACATGGGAAGCCATCGCATGCAGGATGGGTTATACATACAAGTGGGTATGTACACTGCACGGAAGGGCATTGAATCAGATGGACGCCATATTGGATGGCAGAGCCTGACATAGCCGGTTACAAGAAAGGAGAATGTGAAACATGAGGAAATTGATTGAGGACACAAAGCAAGCAATTACGGAGTTGATTGACCAGCTGTATTTAGAGTCTAAGCACAGTACCTATTGTGCTATGGTGGTTGAAATGCATAGTACCGGTCATACAACAAAAGAGATTTCGGAGCAGTTAGAAATTTCAGAAAATCAAGTAGCCGAGATGTTGCAGGCGGGAAGCGTGTCAAGAATCAATCGTGTAGGAGGGTACCGATGAAACGATGTAAAATCGAGTATTATATTCCGGTTGGTGCTGAAAATGCAGTGACAAGAAAGGAATTATGCCGGGTGGTCGGTGTAGGAGACAGAACTCTGCGGAGCATGATAGCCGATGCCAGAAGGCGGGTATGTATTTGTAATTCGCAGGATGGCGCAGGTTATTATCTGCCAAGCAGTGTGAATCAGGCAAAAGCATTTTACGCACAAGAGAGAAAGCGTGCAGACAGTATTATAAAAAGCCTGCGTGGAACATCTAAGTTTATTAAAAACAGCGAATCAAAACAGAGAGAAGAAATGAATGGACAAAATATGCTGAGGTTGTAAAAAGAAAGGAGTAAGAGGTTTGCTGGCCAGCGGAAAAGACGTCTTTACTCCGTGAACGAAATGACTTATAACGAGTTTTTGAAATCAAAGATTGAAATAGCAAAGGATTCTGGGTTTGAGATAAATCCGGAGGAAATTAACCAGGCGCTTAAACCACATCAGAGGGATGCGGTTGTGTGGGCGCTCAGAGGTGGAAAGCGAGCCTTGTTTGAATCGTTTGGTTTAGGTAAGACAATACAGGAAATAGAGTTTTGCTATCAGGCGACAAAAAATAAAGGCGGTAAGGCGTTGATTGTGTTACCGCTTGGTGTAAAGCAGGAGTTTACACGAGACGCTGTAGAGGTGTTAGGCTACGAAGCACCGGTATATGTTCGGACAATGAAAGAAGTGGAAGCAGCAGACGGACAGATTTTATTGACCAATTATGAAAGAGTTCGAGATGGGGATATCCGGCCGGATTATTTTATGGCTACTGCACTGGATGAAGCGAGTGTTTTGCGAAGTTTTGGCAGTAAAACATACCAGACATTTTTGGATAAGTTCAAAAACGTGCCTTATAAACTGGTTGCGACGGCTACACCATCGCCGAACCGATACAAAGAATTGATTCATTATGCCGGCTATCTGGAAGTGATGGACACCGGCCAAGCATTGACAAGGTTTTTTCAGAGAGACAGCACAAAAGCCAATCATTTGACGCTTTATCCCAATATGGAAGATGAGTTTTGGCTGTGGGTTAGCAGCTGGGCGTTGTTTGTAACGATGCCGTCAGATTTGTCACCGGAGTATTCAGATGATGGATATGTTCTTCCGCCGTTAGAGATACGGTGGCATGAATTAAAGAACGACGGGAAAGAGGTGGAGGATAAAGATGGTCAGTTTTTACTTTTCCGTGAAGCGGGTACCGGCTTGAAAGATGCTGCTGCCATTAAGAGAGAAAGCGTGGAACGCCGTGTTGAGAAGATGAAGCAGATAGTGGAAGCGGCACCGGAGGAGCATTTTCTTCTGTGGCACGATTTGGAAGCGGAACGCAAGGCAATCAAAAAGGCGTTACCGGAGACGGTCGATATATACGGCTCAATGGATTATGACCTTCGTGAAAAACGGGTGCTTGATTTTTCAAACGGAAAGACCCGGTTGTTTGCAACAAAGAAATCATTGTCAGGTTCCGGATGTAACTTTCAACGGTATTGTCACCGGGAGATTTTTCTTGGTATTGATTATGAATTTAATGATTTTATTCAGGCAGTGCACCGCTGCTACCGCTTTTTGCAAAAGGAGCCGGTCATCCTAGATATTATTTACATGGATAATGAGCAGAAGATTAAGGATGAGCTGATGGCAAAGTGGAAGAACCATAACCACATGGTGGAAAAGATGATTGCAATTGTGAAAAAGTATGGGCTTTCGCAGGCAGGGAAAGCGCATGGATTAGAGAGAAAGATGGGTGTTGAACCAGTGGAAGTAAAAGGAAAATATTATAAGGCAGTTCATGATGACTGCGTAGAGTACACAAGACGGATGGAAGATAACAGTGTGGATTTGATACATACTTCTATTCCCTTTGGAAATCATTACGAGTATTCAGCGAACTATAATGATTTTGGACACAATCAGAATACAGAACGTTTTTTTGAGCAGATGGATTTTCTTACGCCGGAACTGCTTCGGGTGTTGAGACCGGGAAGAGTGGCAGCAATCCACGTGAAAGACCGGGTGTTGTTTGGAAACGCAACGGGAACCGGAATGCCGACAATTGAACCATTTCATGCGTTGTGTATTGAACACTATATGAAACATGGTTTTCAGTATTTTGGCATGATTACGGTTGTTACTGACGTGGTACGTGAAAATAATCAGACGTATCGTCTTGGCTGGACAGAGCAGTGTAAGGATGGTTCTAAAATGGGCGTTGGATGCCCGGAATATATTCTGCTTTTCCGCAAACTGCCATCGGATCGGTCGAATGCGTACGCAGATGTGCCGGTATCCAAAAGTAAAGAAGATTATACCAGGGCGCAGTGGCAGATTGATGCGCATGGGTACTGGAGAAGTTCCGGTGACAGGCTTGTGAGCAAAGAGGAATTAAAGAATGTTTCAGTAGATAATTTGCAGGCAGTATATCGTAAGTACAGCAGAGAAAACGTATACGATTATACGGAACATGTAAAGTTGGCAAAGGAGTTAGATGCGGATGGTAAACTGCCGGCCGTATTCATGGTTGTTGCTCCCGGTTCATGGAACGATTTAGAGGTATGGGATGATATTAACCGTATGAGAACATTAAATACAACGCAGTCCCGTAGACGCCAGCAGATGCATGTGTGTCCATTACAGTTAGATATCGTGGAGCGAATCATTAACCGTTATTCCAACAAGGGAGATTTAGTGTATGACCCATTTGGTGGACTCATGACGGTACCAATGATGGCGGTGAAGATGGAACGAACCGGAATGGGGTGCGAATTAAATCCGGATTATTTCCGGGATGGAGTTGGTTATTTAGAAGAGGAAGAATCGAAACGAACGGCACCAACGTTATTTGATTTCTTTCCGGAAGTGCTTGAGAAATAGGAGGATGAGACAATGCAGAACAGAAAAGAAATTGTAATGATAAACGTAAGTAACATTTACCCACATCCGGATAATCCGAGAAAAGATGTCGGGGATGTAACGGAACTTGCAGAATCGATCAAGAAGCAGGGCGTTATGCAGAACTTGACCGTAATTCCTCTGCCGGCCTTGACAGAAGAACCGGAGGAACAGCCGGATGCGGATACAGAATCTTTGTCCAGTGATTTTCATGTAATAATCGGACATAGACGATTGGCAGCAGCCAAACTGGCAGGTATAGAGACGGTCCCTTGCAAGATTGTTAGTAAGATATCCAAAAAAGAGCAGGTTTCTATCATGCTGGAAGAAAATATGCAGCGTGAAGACCTGACGGTCTGGGAGCAGGCGCAGGGATTTCAGATGATGCTCGATTTAGGCGAAACGGAGGATACGATTGCAGATAAAACTGGTTTTAGCAAAACAACAATTAAACATCGATTGAACATTGCTAAACTAGACCAGGACGAGCTGAAAAATAAAGAGCAGGATAAGGATTTTCAATTGTCCCTGAAAGACCTCTATGAACTGGAACGTATTAAGGATGTGGAAGAACGGAATAAGATTCTCCGTGAAGCTACGGACAATCGCAATTTAGTTGCCAAAGTTCAGTCGTACATACGAGAAAAAGAGAGACAGAAGAAAACGGATGCCATAGTTAAAATGCTTAAAGAACTGGGCGTGGTTGAGGCTCCTAAACAGTATGCAATGGAACAATACGGAAACAAATGGGAGAAGGTAAAGAGTTTCCAAATAAATGACGAGGTACCGGAGAGTATCCGGTTAAAAAATAAGAAGGATGAAAAACTTTATTATTATATTAATTGGAGAGAGATTGATGTCGTTAGGAAGAAAAAGGCAGTCAAGAAAAAACTGACACCGGCAGAACAGAAGGAAAAGGAACAAAAAGCAAATAAGAAATATATCAAAGACGTTCTGAAAAAGTTAGATGAACGCCGCAGGCTTTTTGTGATGGATATTGTTGAGGGAAGAATTGCTCCGGTAAAGGATGAGGAAAAGGTGAAGGATGCATTGTGGAGTGCACTTGTGTTGAATCAGTCGTTTCTTTATCCGTCACGGCTTAGCTACTTCTTTGCCGGGAAACCGCTTTATGAATGTACAGAGGAGGAAAGAAAGGAAGTATCTGAAAAAGTGACTAAATTGACCATACTCCATCAGATGTTAGTGCTGCTCAATGCAGCAATGGATGGAACAGAGTTGGTTAAATATGACGGAACCTATAAAAAAGAAAATGATCAGGGGCTTATGGATGGCTATAAGGTACTTCGGTTGTATGGCTGGTCGTTTGAGGACGAGGAGGAAGAAAAGGTGGTTGACGGAAGTCACGAGTTTTATGAGGAGGGATAAAGAATCCCTCCTGCCAAAATGAACAGGAGGGAAATATTATGTATGCATTAGAGCCATGCATCAAGTATCGTGAAACATTTTTCCAATGTATCATGATATGCGTTTGGAACTAAAGAATTTAGTACCTGAAATAGTAATAAAATAACTTTAACAACGCATTTGAAAACACTGCTAATGCAAAGTTTTAAGATTGCTTTATATGCAAAATATTTTATTTTGCAATAAAGACTTAATATTCTTTTTAACATATGTGAACCTCCCTTCTGATTTATTGAAGGAAAAAATTCCTTCAGATTTAATATGTCTGTTTGGTGTGCGAAAAAAATTCTCTATATAAGCAAAATTTTGGAATGCGAAATGGAGATAAGATGTAATGTGAAAAAAGAGGTAAAAGTAGAAATTTGAATCATGAATAAAGAAAGGAGATGAAATAGTGAAAGATAGATATTTATTCAAGGCAAAGAGGATTGACAATGGCGAATGGGTGCAAGGGTATTTATATGGTATTTGGGAGAAAAGATACATTCTATGGGGAATGACAAATGATGTTCCCAATATGATTGAAGTAGACCCATATACTATTTGCCAGTGCACCGGTTTAAAAGATGATAATGGGAATCTGATTTATGAAAATGACATTCTTTTCTTAAAAGATGAAATAAACGGATGTAAATGGAAAGCAGTTGTTGAATTTGGAAATCCAACTGGCGAATATAACTGGGGTTGGCAATTGGTTCAAGTTACAGAGTGTGAAGCAAATAAAGACATTCTTTTATGGGTTGAAACAGAAATGAGTTATATAGATGCTGAGGTAATTGGAAACACAATTGATAATTTGGAATTAGTAGAAAGCGAGGAATGATTATGAAGAACAATTTAGAATTAGAAGTGAGCATACTAACAGAAGGATGTCCTTATGTTACACCATGCGGATTTTGTTCCAAATTTGATAAAATATGTGAAAATAAGGATAAGAAACACAGCAAAAATAAAGTGCCTGAACATGATGGATGCGTTGGATGTCGTTATGAAAACAATACCTCTTTTTGCTATCCTTGCAACCAATGTAAACACTCTTATCTGGACAAATATATTAATAAAAAGAAAGTATGACTAACATGAAAAATTATTTGTAAGCGTGCCTATGAAAGGCAAAACAGTTGCAAGAAAATTAAAGAGTACATAGAAGTACATACTCGACTTATGTTATTATTATCATGCAAGGATTACAAACAAGGGCATTGATTATACGTCAGTGCCCTTTTCTCATGCCATGCAGGGTCCACTTTCTCCTACCTGCATGGCTATTTTGTTGGAAGGTGGTGATTGTGATGGCTAAGATGACAGCCAAACAGAAGCGATTCTGTGATGAATACCTGACTGACTTAAATGCCACGCAAGCAGCTATCAGAAGTGGCTATTCGGAAAAGACGGCGTATTCAATTGGAAATGAAAACTTGAAGAAACCTGAATTGAAGAAATACATAGAAGAACGGATGGCGGAGAAAGAAGCTGAACTGATTGCCAAACAAGATGAGGTTATGAAGTATCTTACATCGGTGATGCGAAGAGAAAAGACGGAATCCGTTGTTGTTACGTTGCAGGAAGAGAAGTCGTTATTTGCTCCCGATGCAAACGGAACAATGAGAAAGCAGACGGTGAAGCAGACAGTTCCGAAGGTTGTTGAAATCCCTGCCATGATAAAGGATTCAAACAAAGCCGCTGAACTTCTTGGAAAGGCATATGGAATATACACAGATAAGATTGAAGCAGATGTTGATACGGAACTGAACATTAGTATTGATTATGGAGATGAATAATGTTTACAGTGGTTGTGTACGAGAAAAAGACACGGAAAGTTATCCTTTGTCTTCCGTTAAAATTTCAAAATGATACGTTTGTGGAGCAACAATCAGCCATCCTTCATAACAACTACGAATATCAGGTTTTTGCTAATCGTGAGCCTGTTTTGTTCGAGGATACAGATGGAGATATCTGCTTAAAAGCAAATGCATGCTTTGTTAATGGCGGTGATTTAATTTGAACATAAATGTTAAGATGAATCCCTGCTTCAAGGAAGTTGACAGAAGCACGAAACGCTACATAGTCATGAAAGGCTCTGCCGGTTCGGGGAAATCCGTTGACACTGCGCAGAATTATATTATTCGTTTGATGAGGGATAAGGGGAGAAATCTTGTGTGTATCCGCAAATCGGATATAACAAACCGAGATTCCACATTTGCTGAATTGACGGGTGCTATATATAAAATGTTAGGTGATAAGGCTGAGCAGTACTGGCAGATAACGAAATCACCGTTGAAATTGACATGCAGGGCAAATGGAAATGAGATTATTTTCCGGGGAATGAATGATGATAAGCAGCGTGAAAAACTGAAATCTATCACATTCCAAAAGGGGAAACTGACAGATGTTTGGTGTGAAGAGGCGACGGAATTGACGCAAGCCGACTTTGAAATTATAGATGACCGATTACGTGGAGAACTTCCCGAAGGGCAGTTTTACCAGATTAGACTGACTTTCAATCCGGTGAATAAAAACCATTGGATAAAGAAAGTCTTTTTTGATATTCCGGATGAAAATGTAATGACGCATCATTCAACGTATCTTATGAATCGCTTTATTGATGAAGCGTATAGGGCACGAATGAAAAGACGAAAAGAAGTTGACCCGGATGGTTATCAGATTTACGGATTAGGAGAATGGGGCGAGATTGGCGGTCTTATTCTTCATAACTGGGTAGTAGAAGAACTATCGCAGACACTGGAGGATTATGATGATGTAGCAATTGGACAGGACTTTGGATTTAACCACGCAAATGCAATTCTTCTTCTTGGGATAAAGGATGATGATATTTATATCCTGAAAGAGGTTTATGTATTTGAAAAGGAAACAGCGGAGATTATACCGCTTGCACAAGAGGCGCATATTCCGGAAGATAGGGAGATGTGGTGTGATTCGGCAGAGCCGGACAGAATCAAAACATGGAAGAATGCAGGGTACCGGGCAAAGGCAGTAGAAAAAGAAAAAACAAATGAGAAGAAGTATCAAGCGGCACAGATAGACTGGCTGAAGGGCATTGTTCGTAAGGATAAGGTGATAAAGAGAATGATTCACGTGGACCCTTCGTGTGTGAATACCATAAAAGAACTTCAACAGTGGAAATGGAAACGAGATGAGCGCACAGGAGAATATCTGGATGAGCCGGTTCCATACAAGGACGATGCAATTGCTGCATTGAGATATGGCGTGGAAAGATGGCGCAAGAAGAAAAGAACATTGTATTAAAGCAGGAGGTGAAAAGGATATGTTGACTATCGAGGAAATACAAAGATTTATTGACGAGGATAGAACGTCTGAAAAGAAGATGTTTGCAAGAAAAGGGCAGGCGTACTATGACGGAGACCATGATATAAAGCAGTACCGGCTGTTTTATTACAATGCAGATGGCGAATTGGTTGAGGATAAAACAAGAAGTAATGTGAAGATTCCGCATCCGTTCTTTACAGAGTTAGTTGACCAGGCAGTACAGTATGTGTTGTCCGGAAAGGATGGATTTGTTAAATCCAATAATGCCGAATTACAAGCTGAATTAGATTCTTATTTTAACCAGAATGAGGATTTTGTTGCGGAGTTGTCCGAGGTTTTGACCGGCTGTATGTCGAAAGGATTTGAATATATGTATGCGTACAAAAACGCAGAGAATAGAATTTCCTTTATGTGTGCGGATTCAATTGGTGTTATTGAGGTAAGGGCAAAGGATACGGATGATAATACAGAATATGTGATTTACTGGTATGTTGACAGGATAGAAAAGGGACATAAGAAAATCAAAAGGATTCAGGTTTGGGATAAAGACCAAACCTATTATTTTGTGCAGACAGATGAGGGGAAGATTGTGGAGGATGATTCCGAAAAACTTAATCCAAAGCCTCATACGCTGTACAAAAAGATGAATGATAACAATACCTATTATGAGAACTTTGGTTTCATTCCGTTCTTTCGACTGGATAACAACAAGAAACAGTTTAGTTGTTTGAAAACTGTTAAAGAGTTGATAGACGATTATGATTTGATGGCATCCTCGCTGTCAAACAATTTAATTGATTTTGACACTCCCATTCATGTAGTAAAAGGGTTTGAAGGGGATTCATTGGATGAATTGCAGCAGAATTTGAAAACTAAGAAAATTATCGGCATGGAATCGACAGATACCGGTGCCGGTGTTGACATTAAAACCGTGGATGTACCGTTTCAGGCAAGACAAGTAAAACTTGAATTGGATGAAAAGAATATATACCGGTTTGGTATGGGATTGAATACGGCTGGGTTAAAAGATACAAATGCGACAACCAACATAGCAATCAAAGCGGCGTACTCTCTTCTTGATTTGAAGTGCAGCAAGTTAGAAATCAGGTTAAAACAGTTTTTGAAAAAGATTTTGAAAGTTGTTATTCAGGAAATCAATGACAATAACGGAACGGGTTATAAATTGAGTGACGTATATTTTGAATTTGATCATGAGATTATGAGCAATGCACAGGAGAATGCTCAGATTGACCTTGTAAAGGCGCAGGAACAGCAGACAAGAATTAATACACTTCTGTCTATCGCTGCACAGCTTGACAATGAAACACTAGTGCAGAATATTTGTGATGTGCTTGATATTGACTATGAAGCCATCAAGGATAAGTTGCCAACAGAGGAAGATAATCTGATGGGTGCAGAACAGACATTGAACAGTGTAATACCGGAAGAAGGTGGTGCCGATGAATCAAAGACAGAAGGAAGTCCTGAAGTCACAACTGAGGGATGAAAAGAAAATCATCAATGACTTGAAAAAGATATATAAAGAAGCGCTTACGGACATCAATCAAAAGGTTGCCGTTTTGATGGTTGATGAATCAATGCAGTCAAAGATATACCAAGTAGGGTATCAGAATAGACTGAAGAAGCAAATTGAAGCATCCCTTGAGTTGTTAAATTCAGGGCAGTATGAAAAGATACATAACTATTTGCAGGACTGCTATTCATCCGGCTTTATTGGTGTAATGTATGATTTACACGGTCAGGGGATTCCGTTGATAATGCCAATTGACCAAAAGGCAATGGTGAAGGCTGTTCAAACGGATTCAAAGATTTCCAAAGGTCTATACACAAAGTTAGGCAAAGATGTTGGAGACCTGAAGAAAAGAATCACTAGTGAAGTGTCAAGAGGAGTTGCGCAGGCACTTCCCTATAAGGATGTAACAAGAAACCTAAACAATGTTACAAGGATTGGCTTGAATCGTTCTATGCGTATTGCAAGAACGGAAGGACACAGAATCACACAGGCTTCTGCACTGGATGGAATGAGGTCGGCGAAGTCTGCTGGTGCTGACGTGCTGAAACAGTGGGATGCTACACTGGATGGACACACAAGAGATCATCACCGGGAACTGGATGGACAAATCAGAGATGTCGATGATGATTTTGAAGTCGGTGGAATGACAGTTGAAGCACCGGGGATGTTTGGAGACCCAGCAGAGGATTGTAATTGCCGGTGCTGCCTATTGCAGAGGGCAAGATGGGAACTTGATGAATCCGAACTTGATACGTTGAGAGAGCGTGCTGACTATTTTGGATTGGACAAGGAGAAGGATTTTGATGATTTCAAGGTCAAATACCTAAATTCAGTTGAAAAAATTGGTAAACGTGGTACAATATTACCAATGAATCTTCAGCTGTTTGCAGAAAAGACACAACACGCTTCTGAAAGAATGCAATTGAGAGATATAAAGGATGCAGAGATTGATGACGCATTAAAAAATCCATTATTCAAAGGGAATGTTGTTATAGATGCGAATGGAAGAAAAAGCATCAAATATATTGGTAAAGATGCAACGGTTGTTTTGAATCCGGAAACAAATAAGGTAATTACATCATGGAAAACAAGTTCAAGGCTAAAAAAGAAATATGAAAGGGATGATTGATATGAAATTTTCGGAAAAGCAAATCGAATTTATGAAAAATATTGGAGTATCAGTCAATTTTGACACAGATATTTCTGATGAAGAGTATGAAGTTATAGAAGACAAAGTGACGGAATACTTGCAAAAACAAGGTTTTAATACTGATTACTCCGTAACCGAACATGGTAAAATGTGTGAATCAATTCTTGATAGGATATAATGTGGGGAAAAGAGACTGACAAGTGTTTACATAACAAGAAAGAAGGCGACAAAATGAAAATTAAACAGTACGATAGAGTCTTGATGCAAGATGGAAGTAAGGCATCAATAGTTGAAATATTTGAAGATGAAAAATCATTTATTGCTGATATAGAGAGGAACGGTGATATTGACACGGAAGAAATCAGTATCGTTGATATAAAAAAAGTATTATAAAAGCACTTTGCGGTTAATTGCAAGGTGCTTTTTTTGAAAGGAGATTATATGGCACGAGATGATTATTTTTTGATGGTATACAGAATATTATCGTATTTGTATCGATGTATAAGGGATGGAAAACAACCGGATGAAGAATATCTGCGGCCACAAGCGAGATAAATAATAAAATTGATATCAAAGACAGTCAAAAAGGCTGTCTTTTTTATATATATAAAGAAAGAAGGTGAAAATGGTGAACAAAGCATGGTTGAAAGCGGCAGGAATTCGAGCAATCAAGACTGCCGCACAAACTGCTGTGGCGACAATTGGAACAGCAGCAGTGATAAATCAGGTTAATTGGTTGATGGTAGTATCTGCATCGGCACTGGCAGGTGTTTTGTCAATATTGACATCGGTTGCAGGTATTCCAGAAGTTGAAACAAAGGAAGGAGAATAAGAAATGGCAAAATTTAATATTCATGCAGGACATTGTCCTGACGGAAAAGGTGCATCAGGTGCTGTTGGCATCCTGAAAGAATCTACAGAAGCACGCAAAGTAAAAAACAAAGTAATTGTATTACTGAAAAAGGAAGGTCATACAGCTTATGACTGCACATGCGATGAGAAAACAACACAGTCAGGATGCCTGACAAAGATTGTGAAAAAATGCAATGCACATACAGTGAAGCGTGATGTGTCCATCCATCTGAACTCAGGAAGAGATGATTTAAAAGGCGACGGAAAAACGGGCGGTGTTGAAGTATATATCTATTCAAATACTTCCAAAGCAAAGAAAGATGCCGAACAGGTTTGCAAAAACATTTCTAAAGCATTAGGCATCACAAACAGAGGTGTAAAGGTAAACACATCATTGTATGTGCTTAGAAAAACAAAATCCCCCGCAATGTTGATTGAATGCTGCTTTGTTGATGACAAAGATGATGCAAAGAAATGGAATGCGGCAAAATGTGCAGAAGCAATTGCGAAAGCACTGGTTTAACAAATAAGGACATCAGAAATGGTGTCCTTTTTATATGTCCAAAATAGGCTTATGACATGAAAACTATGCTGAATCTATCCCTGTGATAAGGATATAAAACTGCCACGCATGCTGCAAGTTTGTCGGCATGGGAAAGGAAATGATATGAAGTTAGAAGATTTGTTAGGTAAAGAATTGTATGCACAAGTACAGGCTAAACTTGACGAGGTCAATGCAAAGGAACCTGACAAGTTAAAGCATGTTCGATATGCTGACTTGTCAGAAGGCGAGTATGTTGGAAAGGGCAAGTATGAATCCGAGGTTGAAAAACTGAACAATTTGATTGCCGGAAAAGATGCAGAACTTACAACTGCAAATGGATTGATTGCTGATTTGAAAAAGGCAACCAAAGGGGAAGAAGGATTGCAGCAGAAGATTAGCAGTTATGAAACAGAAGTTGCAAACCTGCAGAATCAGCTTGCGGAAACAAAATTGCAATCCGCAGTTAAGGTTGCTCTGCTTTCTGAGAATGCCGTTGATGTTGACTATTTGTCATTCAAATTAAAGGAGAAGATGAAGGAAAAGAATTCATCTCTGGAACTGGATGAAAATGATAACATCAAAGGCTGGGATGACATGCTTGCAGGTCTCAAGACGCAGTTCCCGGCAATGTTTGAAAGTGCTTCAGGTGGTGAAAGAATCATCACACCAAATACGCTTCCTAACAATAACAACGAGGACACATTAACAAAGAGCGAATTGCTGAAAAAACCGTATGCGGAACGTGCAAGGATTGCACAAGAAAATCCGGAGGCGTATGCGGCTGCAATGAATTCGTAAATAAGAAAGAAAAGAGGTAAAAAATATGCCAGCAACAAAATTAAATGACGTTATTAACCCACAGGTTATGGGTGACATGATTGAAGCGAAAATCAATGCACAGGCAAAACTTATTCCTTATGCCAAAGTGGATACTACGCTTCAGGGAGTACCGGGAGATACCAAAACGGTTCCTTCGTGGAATTATATTGGAGATGCGCAGGATTTCGATCCTGAAAATGAAAATGGCGATGAGATTGAGCTGACCAATCTGACAGCGGGCAGCACAACTTTCACAATTAAATGTGCCGCTAAATCCATTGGCATTTTGCAGACGGCAATTAATTCAGGTCTTGGAAATCCAGTTGGACAGTCGGAAAAACAGCTTGCAGACTCCATCATTGGAAAAGTTGACAATGATTTGCTTGACGCAGCGTATACAGCACCGATTACAGTAAATAAATCAGATAATCCGATTGGATATGATGCTGTGGTTGACTGTGTGACGAAGTTCGAGGATGAAGAGGATGGTATTGATAAAGTTATGTTCATTCATCCACGACAGGAAACAACACTTTTGAAAGACCCGGATTTCTTATCTGCTGATAAATTCCAGGCAGGTGTTTCGGTAAATGGTGCAATCGGTAAAATTGCAGGATGCTGGATTAAGAAATCTAAAAAGGTAAAAGTAGTTGACGCAGTAAATGCCGTTGCCGGTGTTTACACAATCAAAATCGATACAAAGGCATCGAATGGCGACAAAATTATTATTAATGGAGTACCATTTGTGGCCGGAACGGATTTCTTGTTATCAACGGATACTGCGACCGGTAATGCAACTGCTTTGGCTGCTAAACTGAATGATTCAGAAAATGAGGTGCTTTCCTGCTATACGTGGACATCCTCAGGAACTACGATTACAGCAACGGAAGACTCTGGAAAAGAAGGCTCCGGACTGCCAGCAGTTGTGACAGAAGGCTCTATGAAAGTAGTAACAGCAACTACTACAAAAGGGGTAGCCGCTGCATCTGCTGCTTATCTTTGCCCTGTTATTAAGATGGAGCCGGATTCTCCTGAGACTGAGTATACGGAAGATGAGCTTCCGGCTCTTACAATCTTTTTGAAGAAAGATACGCAGGTTGACCACGAGTGGCTGCCGAAGAAACAGCGCCATGATATTACGGCGGCTAAGTATTACGGTGTTGCACTTACAAACTCGGCAAAGGTTGTTCTTGGTAAGTTTGGTAAATAAGGAGGCTCCCTTATGATAATGTCAGTTGAAGAGTTTAAAACATTTGTGCAATCTGACTTGACAGACAATGTGCTTGAAGCGAAACTTCAGGCACTTGAACTGCTTATCAGGAGATACACGAATAACAATTTTCAGAAAAGAGCATATAGAAGAACCGCTGATATTGTTGGCGGTCTTTTCTTTGCCGATGACATAACGCCCTTCAGGATTGGTGATACGGTGCAAATTACGGAATCGCAGTTAAATGAGGGGCTGTATACGGTCAAAGAGGTGGAAAAGGATATCTTTACCGTGAATGAGACCGTATTGGATGAAGGACGTGTTCTTTGTACTAAAATTGAATATCCGAAGGACGTTCAGATGGGAGTTATTAACATGCTGAAATGGGATTTGGAAAACCGTGATAAAGTGGGAATCCAATCGGAGACACTCAGCAGACACTCAGTAACGTATTTCAATATGGATGGTGATAATTCTTCAATGGGCTATCCAAAGTCATTGCTTGGTTTTTTGAAGCCTTACATGAAAGCAAGGTTTTAGGAGGGATTTGAATGATTGGTGGAAACATTACGGCAATCCTTCAAGTATCTGCCGCCACAAAGAATGAAATCGGAGAATCCGTGAAATCATGGCACGATGTTATGGCGTTGCGTGGATGGATTGACCTTTCTTCAGGAGATTCCAAGTATGCAACATTCAATGCAAAAATACAGGAATCTACGCATGTGTTCTTGATGGATTACATGCCGATTCCTGATGTTTTTGAAGTTGATGGAAAAGTTGTTAAGGTATCGGCTGAAAATACAAGAATGATGGTAAATTCAAAGCCATATGATGTGATGCTGATAGATGATCCGATGGAAATGCATAAACAGATAGAAATCTATTTGAAATATACAGGTGGTGATTAGGATGTCCGTGAAATTTGAAGATAATCATATACGCATTAAAGCAGATATGAAAAGCGAAGCAGTAGCGTTTCTTCATGAGGCAGCAGGTGCTTTGGTTTCGCAGACGCAAAGGAATACCGCCGTAGGAAAGGTTAGCGGTGGTAAAACCAAAAGCGAATGGACTTACCAGGTAGATGAATCAAAACTGGAGGCTGCTATTGGAAATCCAATGGAAAATGCAATTTGGGAAGAGTTTGGAACCGGTGAATATGCATTGAATGGCGATGGTCGCAAAGGAAAATGGTATATACCTATTGGTAATGCAGAGGGTCAGATTTCCCAAAATGTAGTTGATGCTTACGGGATGAAAGTTGTGCATGGAAAAGGCGGTGTGGATTATGTTGAGACTTCCGGCAAAAGGGCAAAAAGACCGTTTTACACCGCATATTTAGCAAAAAAGAATGCCATCCAGAAAAGACTTGAAAGTATATTGAAAGGACTGGGGAAATGACAAAAGAAATCCTAAAAATCATATCGGATTCGATGGAAAGCCTTGGTTTGAATTATGAGTTTATGGAATGGACATCAGAAATAAGGTATCCATATTTTGTTGGTGAGTATGGTGAAACACAACAATCTACGGAAGATGGTTTGCAGGAGTCATCCTTTATTCTGACTGGATATACAAGGGGGACATGGCTTTCTTTAGAAGAAATAAAAGAATTGATACAAGCATATTTTGATGCGGTCAATGGTCACACGGAAATTACGGCGAGTGGTTCCGGTGTGGCTATTTTTTATTCAAACAGTTTCGCTGTTCCGACAGGTGATGCTGCGTTGAAGAAGATACAAATTAATTTAACAATCAAAGAATGGAAGGTGAAGTAATTATGTCAAAAGCAGGAAAAACAGGTGTAACAACCGGAACTCCGAAAAACATTCTTTTTGGTGCCGGTACGATTCACAAAAATTTAGAGTATAGAGCGGAAAGCGGATGGAACTTTGAAGAGTCAATCATCGGAGCAACGAGCGGTGGCTCTAAAGTGTCCATTATACCGGAGTTTTATGATGTTGAAGTAGATGGTGTGCTTGTACCAACGAAAGGATTGAAACAGAAAATTGGTGAAACAGCAGAAATGGAAATTAACTTTGTTGAGTTGACAGAGGAAATTATTAAATCCTCCACTATCGGCAAGAATGGAAGTTCAGAAGACAGTTCGTATACACTCATTGAATCTAAAAGTTCGCTTTCAGATGGTGATTATTACGATAATATTGCATTTGTTGGTCAGATGCTGGATGGCAGAAACATTATTGTGATTTTTGAGAACACATTGTGTACCTCCGGAATGGAGCAGGAAGGAAAATCAAAAGAGGGCGCTGTTGGAGCTTATACGTTTGCTTGTCACGCAGATATTGAAGATGATACAGACCTCGATACGCTGCCTTGGAAGATTTACTATCCAAAAGTGGCATAGTTGATAACTGAAAAAGATAATTAGCAGAAAGGATGTTTGAAAAATGGCAGAAACAACTTATGAATTAAGGAAATTATGCAGCAAAGATATGTTCCCTATGTTTAACATTATCCGTAAAATTGGTGTTAAGGAATTTAAAGCCTGCTTTGAATCAGAAGAAGTAAAAAAGATGATTCAGAGTGATGGTAAAAAGAATTTGAATTCCATTGGTATAGCAATTATTACGGATGTCGTTGGAATTATATTAGATCACGTATCGGATTGTGAAAAAGATATTTACAAATTTTTGTCTGGTATATCTGGATTAAAAGAGACGGATGTTGCAGAACTTCCGTTAGATGAATTTGCAAGAATGGTTGTGGCTGTAGTAAAAAAGGATGAATTCAAGGATTTTATTCAGGTTGTTTCAGAATTGTTCAAATAGGTGACATAAAGTTTATGGACTTGCTATTTAACCGATATGCAAGTCCATTTTTGTTACTTGATTCTATGCTTGAATGCGGAAGGTTTTTAGAGGTTGTTAGTGAAATCTATGATATGAATAACGAACGGGTGATAAATGATACCCTGTTTGATACATGGCTTCATAAAGATTTCGAAAACGACTATTCTGAGTTTAGAAGATTGGTGAAGCAGCCGATTGAAGTAGAATCGCAAGACATTGATTTTGAAACAACTATTAATTGTTCGAGAGATATTTTGAAGAATTTCAATCCAAATGACAGATAGAGAAATACAGAGGAAAGGAGGAGATGTGAAATGGAACTTTTTAAGCTTGTAGGCTCAATTGCTGTTGATACGGCAAATGCGAACAAAGCTATTGATGAAACCACAAAGAAAGCGGATGATTCCGGCGGAAAGATGTCAAAAGTATTGAAAGGAATTGGAAATGCAGGGAAAAAAGTTGGAAGTATGGTTGCTGGTACTGTTAAGGTTGCAGGCGGTGCTGCGATTGCTGTAGGTGGTGCGGCGGTGGCAGCAGCCAACAGTACACGAGAGTACAGAGTTGAAATGGGTAAATTAACAACAGCGTTTCAAACGTCTGGACACTCAGCAGATTCTGCAAAGAAAACATATTCTGACCTTGAATCGATTCTTGGAGATTCCGGACAGGCAGTTGAAGCGGCAAATCATCTTGCGGTACTCACAAATAATCAAAAAGATTTAGATACATGGACGAATATTTGCACAGGTGTATTTGCAACATTTGGAGATTCGTTACCAATTGAGGGGCTTACAGAAGCGGCGAATGAGACGGCAAAAGTTGGTCAGGTTACAGGACCTCTTGCAGATGCGCTGAATTGGGCAGGTGTTTCTGAAGATGAATTTAATAAGAAACTTGCGACGTGTTCAACGGAGCAGGAAAGACAAAAACTTATTATGGATACTTTGAACAAGACATATAAGGATGCTTCCAACACCTACAAGGAAACAAATAAAGATGTTATTGAATCGGAAAAAGCAAACCAACGATTTACAAATGTAATGGCAAATGTAGGGGCAATAGTAGAACCTGTTTTGAATAAATTAAAGAATTCATTTGCGAATGTAGTGGAAGGAATAATGCCTATGGTTGAACAGGCAATACCAATGATTGTGGCAGGGCTGGAACAGTTGATACCCTTTGTGTCTCAATTTGCAGAAACGATAATACCGGTCGTGATGAACACGGTAAGTCAGCTTCTGCCCGTATTTATAAATTTAGCTGGTCCTATGTCAAGATTTAGTACAAGTTAAAATGAGAAATTTCTCCCTATTTTAACCTGCTAGAAGCTCAGCCTCAGTGTGCGTTCT